GTCATATGATCAAATGGTTTCGCGAAAAATCAATAATCAGACAACAAGATGTGCGAACTCGATATTTTACACGACTCTCTTTACCAATTCTGCCCCGAATTACACTTAAAACGACTCAACAGCTTAACGTTGGCTTGCCACGCATTACTTGACTGTAAAACTCTCACTCTTACCGAACTTGGCCGTAACCTGCCAACCAAAGCGAGAACAAAACATAACATCAAACGAATCGACCGATTGTTAGGTAATCGTCACCTCCACAAAGAGCGACTCGCTGTATACCGTTGGCATGCTAGCTTTATCTGTTCGGGCAATACGATGCCCATTGTACTTGTTGACTGGTCTGATATCGTGAGCAAAAACGCTTATGGTATTGCGAGCTTCAGTCGCACTACACGGTCGTTCTGTTACTCTTTATGAGAAAGCGTTCCCGCTTTCAGAGCAATGTTCAAAGAAAGCTCATGACCAATTTCTAGCCGACCTTGCGAGCATTCTACCGAGTAACACCACACCGCTCATTGTCAGTGATGCTGGCTTTAAAGTGCCATGGTATAAATCCGTTGAGAAGCTGGGTTGGTACTGGTTAAGTCGAGTAAGAGGAAAAGTACAATATGCAGACCTAGGAGCGGAAAACTGGAAACCTATCAGCAACTTACATGATATGTCATCTAGTCACTCAAAGACTTTAGGCTATAAGAGGCTGACTAAAAGCAATCCAATCTCATGCCAAATTCTATTGTATAAATCTCGCTCTAAAGGCCGAAAAAATCAGCGCTCGACACGGACTCATTGTCACCACCCGTCACCTAAAATCTACTCAGCGTCGGCAAAGGAGCCATGGTTCTAGCAACTAACTTACCTGTTGAAATTCGAACACCCAAACAACTTGTTAATATCTATTCGAAGCGAATGCAGATTGAAGAAACCTTCCGAGACTTGAAAAGTCCTGCCTACGGACTAGGCCTACGCCATAGCCGAACGAGCAGCTCAGAGCGTTTTGATATCATGCTGCTAATCGCCCTGATGCTTCAACTAACATGTTGGCTTGCGGGCGTTCATGCTCAGAAACAAGGTTGGGACAAGCACTTCCAGGCTAACACAGTCAGAAATCGAAACGTACTCTCAACAGTTCGCTTAGGCATGGAAGTTTTGCGGCATTCTGGCTACACAATAACAAGGGAAGACTTACTCGTGGCTGCAACCCTACTAGCTCAAAATTTATTCACACATGGTTACGCTTTGGGGAAATTATGAGGGGATCTCTCAGTGCATAGCTGTGTTTTGTTCATTTGTCTATATGCGTACATAGCCTATTAGCATATTTTCTGCCCACTATCGTTATTTATTGCAAGCTACAGGTTTTAATTAACAAAACCAGTGTGTGTGGAAATCACAAAGTGCATACCGTTCTCAAATGTTGTTCAACTTACTGTTGTATAGGTAAAAAATGACATTTTATGTACATATCGTGATGTTATCCCTTCTTGGTGGGGTGTATTCGTATTTGAGTGGGCTATGTGAAAACCGTTACGAGTCTTCATGCAAGAAATTGCTGGCCGAATGTATTTCCGCCGTACTTGCTGGCTTTATTGGCATGTATCTCGCGGAATATAAGGACATGAATGAAAGCCTTCAGAGCTGCATGGTTCTTATTTTCAGCGCCAATAGCAGGCTTATTATTGAAGGTTCCAAAAGTCGGTTGAATAGGTAAGTCTCTTATGCAACATAACCGGTTGAGAAGTTACTTTGCATACCATTACCTCCTGACAACGTAGGAGGGAACTTGTGCTTGACACACAGGAATTAGCTCCAGTTGCTATTGCGCTCCTGCTTTCAGTAATTGGTGGGATAGGCACGTTCCTGATGGATGTCCGAGACGGTCGCCAGTCTGGCAATTTGTTGGGATTGGTTACGGAGATCTTTGTTGCAGTGACAGCTGGCGCGGTGGCGTACCTATTGGGGCAACACGAGGGCTGGGAGTTATCAATTACGTACTTAATGGTAACGATAGCCAGCAATAACGGTCATGAGGTGATTTCAGGGATGAAACGAGTGAATATCGATAGCATTCTGAATGTTCTTACAAGTTTGGTGAAAAAGGGAGGCGGGAAATGATTGGCTGGGGTGTATGCGTTCTTGCGTTAGCCTTAGCCGATCGCTATTTGCTAAAACGCAAGGACATCACGCATTTAGAACTTGGTGATGTGGAAATTAAACCGGGTTTCATCCGGGTGCCGTTCAAATACCGGTCTAAATTCCCGTTTTTGCGCGGCGCAACGGTCAGATATTGGATCCGCGATGTTCAGAAGCCGACGACAGTGATTGAAGGCGAACAACGTTGTTTGACGTCGGCTGAACAGGGCGAAAACAGTGAATGGTTGTACATACCCACTGAATATATGGGTGAAGGAGAGCGACTGTGGCATTTCAACGTCATGGTTACGCATGGCGACTCGTTCATTAACCCGTTGTATCGGATTTTCCCTGTTACTCAGCAAATCCGCAGAAGTTACGTAATAAATCTCGCACAGGATGTGTCAGATGACGAAAAATAAGTATGCAACGGTCGATTTTGACCAGGTTAATGAAAAGGGGCTGAAATCCCTTATCGCGGCGATCAATAAAACCGGTGTTACGGTAATTGAGGTTGACTCCAGCAACCGCGCAACAACGAAAGATGGCGTTAAAGTTAAAACCGCAAAGCTGGTTCTTAACGACGGACAAATTCTTGCCATACAGGTAAACGATACTGGCGATATATCGTCTGTGAGGCTGAATGGAAAAGCTATTCCTAACGCTCAGTCGCCGGATATCAAGACGCTTGGTACCGTCATGGGGCAAGCGGCCCGCAAAAGCTCCGCAAAATTCCAGAAATCACTGATCGCCAAAGCGAAACGTGTTGCCAATCCGGTAGACAAGAAACCGGCAGTAAAATCCAACTTTCAGCGCCTGCAAGAGGCAAAACAGCGGAATGCTCAGGTGGTTGCCGCTTATAAATCAGCGCAGAACTCGGTGTCTTTCAATCAACAGCAGATCACTGATTTGCGGGCGAAGCTGGATAAGGAGACAGGCCGACTCAATAACGAAAAGGCCCGAAATGGCGAACTCAAACGCCGTCTTAAGCAACTGAAAGCAGGAAATTAACATGGAACAGTTCAATATCAATAAAGGGGTGACGATCAAGCCTGGGCTTGACGTGCTTCCCCCGCCAGTGACTGATGATGAATATCGCGCATTAATGGCCGGTGAGGACCGCTATCTGATGACGGAATCCAACACCCTGGAGGAAATCGAGGCTACGTTCTTCTATGACACGCCGATCCACTGGTGTGCTACGGATTTACTGGAGGCGATTAGTTCTACTCGTTTGCAGTTACACCGGACCATGCAGGCATTTGTCCGGGCATTAAACCAGAAGCTGAATGGTACCGGAATCTCTGCGGGGAGTGATAAAAAGGGGGATGTGGCCCAGAACGGTGCACGCGCGATCGGCGGGGCTGAAATTGGCCGGGCACGTAACGTTAACGGGCTGCCGGTCCTGCCAGCCATTATTCCGCTCAGTGATGGTCAGACTATCAGCATTCTGTTTCATAGCCCGACAGCGGAAAACCGGATCACCAATAGCGATACGCTGATTGCTTTCCAGTTCTTACTGAATAAAAAAGACGTTACTCATACCGTTGCTCCGATGAGTGGACGTGATATGACGCTGGCGCAGGTCACCATGAAACTTGCCAACCTTGCAGAGAAAAACTCGGCAAAATTCCAGCGTGCGCAGAAGAAGAAAAAAGCCCTGGTTGATGAAATAACCCAACTACAGGCTGACAGTGACCAGAAAGAGGATGCCATGAGCGACCTCGCGGATCAGGTGGCAGCGGTAGAAGGGCAGAAGGTAGATCTGGAGCAGAAAATTAACGCTGTTGCATCGGAAGCGGATTCTCTTTATGAAGAGAATGAGCGTTTGCAGACGGAGATTGATCAGCTCAATCGAACTGGTGGGCGCGAAACCATTGCTCCTGCGGGGATGACTGGTGGACACTCTCGCGCGATGACGGATCGCCTTGCAAGTATCAAAAATCGTATGCATATGAACGGGGAAGTGACGCTCAGTAATGGTGCATCAATGAAGCAATTCATTGAGGACGGTGAAGGGTATATCCAGTTAACCGATTCGGATGGCAGCGTGTACATGATCAAGGCTAAATCCATACAGGGTGTGGACATGGCAGATGCGATCGGCAAGCTGTTTAAAGCCTATAAAGCGGGTAATGTATCGGAATACCTGGTCCAACCAGAAGAACATAAACCGGAAAACGTCGAACCTGAACCAGCGGAGGATACCGGTAGCTCTTCGCCTGAACCAGAAGTCTCTGTAGGTGCATATCGATATGCCCTGCAAATGCGTCCGGCGGCCCCTGGCGCAATACCTGAAGGTAACAAAGCAATTCTGCCGCGCCCTGATGAAGGTGACCCATATTATGAATATGCACGCTACGGCATTGCTACTTACGATACCCCGCTTTCTGATCAGCAAATGAGTGAGTACGACCTGAAGTTATTGCCTCGCGAGGATTCTTTCGACTTCTTGGCGAAGACACTTACTAATGGTCCGTTTGGCAAATATGCACAAAAAGCTCTGGAGCTGGCCACCAGCTCACCAGACGAGTTCCGCGTAATGCTGAAAACTCAGTTTCAAAAAACTTTCCCCAATATTGCGTATCCGGGGGGCGCTGGCACCGAGAAAATGGTGCAGAGCATGATCAATGCATTGCAGGCCGAAGTCGGTGAGATTACTCAGCCAGAACCTGCCCCGGCACAGCCTGATGAAACGGTTAGCGAAGCAGATGCAGAGGCTAATAAAGCCATTGAATATCTCAATAACGTGATGGATATGCAAAGCACTGACATGGCGGAGATCCGTAACGCCCGGGGCAATGTCCGGGAAGCGATTGCAGCCCTTCAGGCTGCCGGGCGTTTTGAGGAAAACGAAGAGCTGGTTAATGGCGCTGCTCGCCACCTGGCTGATCTGCTGGTAGCAATCCAGAAAGCGGGGGTAGCGGCATGACACTATCAGCTATTGAGTTAATGGATCTCAGCGATAAGTTGGATGCTCTGATGTCCAAAGCGGCTACCGCGAGTGGCATGGAGTTGCTGGATATCAGCGATGAAATCGACCAGATCATGCAACAGATGGGGTACGGCGCGTCCGGCGGTGGTAGTGGCGAGGAAAAACAACCTTCGGAACATGATGGTGTGCCAAAACTGGTTGCTGATTTCCTGGCTGATAAATTCGTCGATCAGAGCACCGATGCATTTATCGGTACCTTGCAGGATTTGAGTCAATATGTTGGCACATACATCGACCTGGACCAGGTTAAACAGCACACGGCGGCATGGATAGCCGCCAACATTAAAGAGGCAGCATAAGGCGTAACAGGGATGAGCTTAAGCGATCAGGTGGTAATGGCCACCAGCATAGAAACGCTGATCGAGCTGCTAAAGAACTTGCCCGATTATGGGCGGGTTTCGTATGTGGTGACAGCGAAGGGAGACGAGGTAAAAACAGCGTTTGATATCGTCGATGCCTCAGCTCTTTTGGTATCCAATACTCTGGATGGGAAAATTAATCCTGACTATCCCCAGGAACTTCAACCGCGCGACCGGACCCGCGCATCCAGCCTTCTTCAGGTTAACCAGATATCCAAGGATTTGCGGCCTGCTCAGCTTACCGATTCCGGTCTATCCAGCCATGGCGCGCCGATAATTGGTGAGGACAATGCCGTTGAGTCAGGTAATGGACGGACCATGGGGATCATTAAAGCCTATCAGGACGGCAATGCGGATCGGTATCGTGAGTACCTGATTGATCATGCGACCGAATTCGGCATACGACCTGAAAAGGTTGAATCAATGACGGCTCCGGTACTGGTGCGCCGCCGGTTAACTAAGGTTGACCGCGTTCAGTTTGCCAAGGACTCAAATATTTCTGATCTTCAGGAAATGGCAGCCAGTGAAAAGGCTTTTGTTGATGCCGACAGCATAACACCGGCGATGATGGCGCTTTTTAACCCGTCAGAAAGCGGAGATCTGCTTAGCCGCAGTAATGACGCGTTTATTCGCGGATTTATGACGCAAGTTGGTGCCACACAGGCGGCTGGCCTTGTAACTGAAGATGGGCGACCAACACGGCAACTTGTAGACCGTATACAAAACGCGATCTTTGCCAAGGCATATAAGGATGCGCGCCTGGTAAGGATGGTTGCAGAAGAACCTGATCCGGATATGCGTAATGTTCTGACGGCGCTTAATGCGGCAGCCAATGATTTTGTCCAGATGCAGGCTTTGTCAGGAGAAGCGCACAAGCAGGCTGTGACAACTATTGTTGATGGCATTGAGACAGCGGATAGCCTCGATAAAAAGGCGCTGGCGGCATTGAAAGATGCGGTAGACCTGGTAAGGCAATCGAAGGAGTCAGGCCAGCATATTACCGATGTTATTGCTCAGGGGGATATGTTCAGCGAAACGGCCCCGGAAGTGAAAGCACTCGCGTTGTTCATCGTCGCGAATAACCGTAGCGCGAAGCGTATGGCCACCGCCTTTAAGTTGATGGCGCAACGTATCAATGATGAGTTACAGCACCAGGGCCAGGCGCTCGGGGATATGTTTGGCGGCGGCGATGTGTCGTTACAGGATATCCTTCGCCAGGTGTCTCAGGAACTGGAAAACGAAGGCATGCAAGGGATATCCGGCGGTCTTTTCGAGTCCGTTTCCGGCGGTAGTTACAACGGTGTTGCTCCGTATACCAGTTTGCTATTACATCGGGCATCCGGCATCAAAGACATTATTCATCTGATCAGGCTGCTTTCCCGCACAGATCCCCAGGATGAACAGCTTGTACAAGTGCTTGCGCATTTTGTTCGAATGCCTGTTGCCGACGTGAATAAATGGTGCCGATTATTCGGTATCAGCAATTCGTTACTTCGCGGATTGTTAAATCACGCATCCTCCCTTGGGCGCGACGGCTTTGATGAGATAGCGCAGGCGATACAAAACGGAGATATGCCACCAGCTATTGACTGGTTTTCCATTCGCCCAACCAGGGTGAAAGCATTCCTTAGCGCGGCGCATTCGGCATCACCATTGGCAGAAATGGTTCAGAGGTTGTCGCTCATATTCACAGACCATACCGCGTTGGGTGATCTGACTCTGGACGAGATGAAAGAAGCCTCCATTCAGTGGGCCGATCAACAAAATGAGGTTAACTCAGACTTCTTGCCAGCATTCAGGAAGGCCGTTAGTAAAGCGGATGATTCCCGTGGAATTCTGAAGGCATTTAAGGCATTGCAAAGTCGGGTTAATAAACATGTCGGAGATATCGATGGGGTAACGGCGGAAGGCAGGGATATCCTTAAAGAGCACGGCATAACGCCAGAGTTTATTGATGAGATCAGGACGGATATGCAGCGTGAGGTCGTATCGTCCCTGCAAATTGTAGCCAGAGCGTTGGCGGATGCTAATCCGAAGAGTGCGGCCATTGTTAACCGGGTTATTGGTGATATTGAAGCATCGGAGGGCATGGGGGCGCTGAAACTCTTCCTTTCGCGAGCGTTTAATCCTAACGGCAATATTCTCCCTGGCATTATTGGTGAGGCTAAAAAGTATGTCAGTGAAGAAGAACTTGAGCAGCTTGACCAACTACTTAAGCGATTCTCATATAACCCGCAGACACGCTGGCAAATGAATCAGCGAAGTATGGGTTCGGTCCACGAGAAAGTGTTATCTGCCATGAACAGTGCGATCGCAAACTCATCCGTATCTGAAGAAAAAGCTCTTGAGTGGGCCGACTCTTTTATCACAGAAGAAGTGGAAGAAGCCCGCGCTGGACAGAATGGTGGGATAGACCTGCGCAAGGAACTTGCTGATATTTATCGCCTGACCGGCGGGAAAATATCGACCTTATCAAAGGTAGTTCACCACCAGGGAAGGGCATATGCAAATCTAAATGGTGTTGTTGCTGTCAATTTGAACGATGAAAATGCAAGTGCACTGTGGCACGAGCTGGGTCATCATCTTGAGTACAGTAACCCTGGTTTGTTAGAGAAAGCCCGGTCATTCCTGAAGGCCAATGTTGAAGGGGATAAGCCATCTTTCGTCAATATCGGTGGGCGTGGCAAGCCTGAATGGTGCTTCAGATCTCGATTGAGTAATATTTATATGGCGAAGGTATACCCGCCAGCCTCAGTAAGTAACACCGGGAAAATTCGGCAGAAATCACCGACTATTTCCAAAACGTCAGCAACGGAAGTATTCTCTATGGCTCTTCAGTTGTATCATGACAAAGAGGCCGCTGCCGCATCACTGATGAATGGTGACGGATTGCTGGAACTGTTATTAGGTGTGGCAAAGGAGCTAAATAATGCAGATTAAAATCGCAGCGCCATTAGGTGGAGATGCCATTATCGAATTTGATGATAATGAAGAAGTTTCCGGGCGTTTAAGCATTATCTCCGGTGACATTACCGAGGACATGATCGCTGAAGCCATAGCTGGAGCAAATCCCAATAGCTATATGGGATTCGTTAACACCCTTGATGCTCCCGCAAGTGATGTTCTCCGAACGCTGCATCTTTACGCTGGCTGGTTTGTTGATTGGCCAGCAGTAGATGGTGGCGATGAGGACGACGACGATGATTTGGGTGATCATGTGGATCAGTTTGTATATTAGATACTAACAGATCGTCTATGTGGCTAGAATCGTTCGAGTTTAGCGATTAACGGAAGTTCTGGTCGATTATGATTAGTGCATATTCATGCACAGGCACACAAAATCTGGAGATATTGATCAGCGTTTATGTATAGTTTGTAATATAAAAATCGCCTTGAACGGAGTTTGTGCGTTATGAGAATCAATCTTAACTCTGGAGTAAGATAGTGGACGCTTTGTCTGAGGTTTTCGTTAATAATTGGCTTCCTGGTATCTGCACATTTTTTTTAGGTATCTTTTATTCTAATATTGTTGAAAAAAAGAAACTTAAACAGAAGTTAAAGAATGATATTCTTGAGATATTCATTCCTGTATTTAACGCCGGAAATGAAATCTCCATTGAAATTGCTGAGAATGCTTACAGGAATATGAATGGTACGTTTCAGTTGTACAAGAGAATATATCCAGGTATGTTCAACAAAGAAGCAGAGCGTGAGCTAGACCGACTACTAAAAGACGGTTTCCTCATAAATGGAGAGGTTAATAAGCATTACTTTGAACCAACTAATATTGAGAGCCTGATTAAAAGATTATAACTCATTTACCACAGTTAAAACCCCGCTTCATTGCGGGGTTTGCATCATGCGCCAATAAAAGCTATTTATTCTGCGTCAAGTTGTAACATCTAATCCACTATTATATATCGTTATGTTTGGCATATAACAGATAATTAAATGAATTATATCCAGATCTAATTTTATGCGGTTCTGGAACCCGGCTACGTACTATATAATAGAAAAAAATCAGAGTCTATCAAAAATAGAGCCTTTTCTCGGTACAAATATTTTCTCATACAGTCGAGTAGCGTAATCATCTGTCATGCCTGAAACATAGTCGCAAATGATGCGCATTTTTTTATCATCACCTTTTGCTTCCTCTTGATTATATTTCTTTCGAGTTTCTGTCGGGAGAAAACGTATTGGGTCATTTGCCAGTACATTGAATAGTTCCACAATCAGTTTCTGACCTTTGAACTCTAATAGTTGGACGTTTTCGTGCTGAATAACTTTGTTCCTAACCAGCTCAAAAATGGCTTTACGTAACTCTTCTACCGCGGCAGGAAGTGCTACTTTATAGCGTAAAATTTTACTTTTGAAATCAGAGTTCTGCACTTCAAGCTTAACGCTAGTGATCATCAGATGAACAAGTGTCCCTATGCACTCCTTGCGTAGATAACTTTCGCCGAACAGTTTTTCAGCTACATCATCGGCTTTTAGATTAAACGAGTCGCATTGGCAAGCTGCAAATAAATGGGATTTGTCCTCGAAGTGCTCCTCCCACATTTTTTTGTCGATCATCTTCAGAGAAATTGCGTCTTCAAGATCATGGAGTGAGTAGGATATCTCATCAGCCAAGTCCATAATCGTTGTATCCAGTGCTTTATATATTGTTTCCTTGTGCTTATTCAACGCGGTAGTTTTTACCGTTTTGAATAACTTAACATCATCACTATCAAAAGGTTGGAGTGCGAATCTAACAGTGTTCTCCTCAGAGTCCAGGTAACATTTCGGGGGCTTAAATTCGGATGATTTAAACAACCACTCATTGCTTCTTGGCTGTAACTGGCTGTAAGCCCTCTCATTGACGACCTCTGAATAGCTTGCTGGATATTTCAGTACGCCTAAAATAAGTCTACGGGTGGGATCCAGCCCATTGGTTTCGGTGTACTTATCCAGTTTGGAGAGTATACGCAGTGTCTGCCCGTTACCTTCAAAGCCGCCATAGGATCTCATGCAGTAGTTTAGTGCGACCTCACCACCATGACCGAAGGGGGGATGTCCTATATCATGAGCAAGGCAGATAGCCTGCATCAGGCTTGGGTCAGGTAAGAATTTACCCCCCTCATCTGTATCGCGCTTAGACAACTGAGACAAGATACCGCCGCCAATTTGCGCTACTTCCATAGAGTGAGTTAGCCGCGTACGGTAGAAATCGCTTTCGCCCAATCCCAACACCTGCGTCTTCGATTGTAATCTCCTAAAAGCGGAAGAGTGGATTAACCGGGAAAGATCACGTTCATACTCCGACCTTATCTCATTCGGGCGGGTGGTATTGTACCCTTGACGCTCATACCAAGTATTTTCTTTGCAGTGTGTCATACGTGTTCCTTTGGGCAGGATAGAGCAAGTCGCCTGCTTAATTGCTGAAGAAAGAAATACAAATTTGTAACGCTGTGGATCTTCTTTATGCGTCCACAATCAGTAAATATTGGATACTTGCAAGGTGCGCGAAACACTAAAGATTGTCAATTAATAATTAACACCTCTTATAGTTACTAGAAATAAAAATCCCCTGTATTAACCTGTCTCTTATACACAAATCCCCACCCGGGGATTTGTGATGTCTGTCAGTCTGCTTTAGGGGGACTCTTTCCATCCGGTAGTTTCCTTCCTCCCCGGCAGCGATTTTTTGAACTTTTTCCTCACCCGTTGATCTTCTCTTATATTTCATTTTCTTCGGGTCTGTTATGGTACTTTCTGATTGTTATTCATGGGCTAACGAGCAGTTTGGACATGCCCGTCTCGGTGATCCGCGTCGTACACGACGCCTTGTGTCACTGGCCTCTTCTCTCGCTCAGCATGCAGGTCTTTCTATTGTGAAATCATCCCAGTCCACTGCTCAGGTTGAAGGTGCGTACCGCCTGATACGTAACCCGTCTGTGTCCCCGCAAGCCATTGCCGAAGCCGGATTTACCGCCACTGTAAGGGCATGTGAGGCTCATCCGCTGCTCCTCGCGCTGGAAGACACCACCACCATTAACTTCAGTCACAGTACGGCATCTGATGACCTGGGGAATACCACCACTAACCCGAAGACGCGCGGGCTGCTGGCTCACTCTGTCCTGATGTACGCCCCCGACAGCGCCCTGCCAGTCGGTCTTATCGAACAGCAGCGCTGGAGTCGTGCCACGGACACCTACGGTGTTAAGCACCAGCGAAAAGAACGTCCCTATGAAGAAAAAGAAAGTTACCGCTGGCAGCAGGCTTCGGAGCGCATGGCCGAACGGCTGGGGGAGATACAGAAACGGGTAATCACTGTCTGTGACCGGGAAGCGGATATCTGGCATTACCTGCATTATAAAGTCAGCCACGGGCAGCGCTTCGTGGTGCGTGCAGCACAGAATCGCCGGCTGGAAGAAGCACCCGGCAAGCTCCTCGAACTGCCGGAAGTCCTGGCAACCGCGGGAAGCCACACGCTGAATGTGATGCAAAAAGGCGGGCGGGCAGCCCGCCAGGCCCGGATGTTCATCAGTTACAGCGAAGTCAGCATAAAAAATCCCGACAACAGCGGCCAGGCGCTCCCGCTCACGTATGTCTGTTGCCGGGAGCAGGCAGAGGACGGCGCCTGCTGGCATCTGCTGACGTCAGAAAAAGTGGCGAGTGCCGCCGATGCGCGACGTATCGTCAGCCATTACGAGCGACGCTGGCTGATAGAGGAATACCACAAGGCGTGGAAAAGTGGTGGTACATGTGTGGAATCGCTGCGAATGCAGACCCGGGATAACCTCGAGCGCATGGTGGTTATCAAGGCGTTTATCGCGGTGCGGGTGCTGGGCCTGCGGCAGGGCGGTATCAGTGAAGAAACACAAAAATGACAGCTGTGAGAAAATACTGACGCCGACAGAGTGGAAACTGCTGTGGGTTAAGCTGGAAGGAAAACCGCTTCCGTCACAGATGCCGACACTGAAATGGGCCTGTCTGAAACTGGCGAAACTGGGGCGATGGCATGACAGCAAACGCACCGGTCGCCCCGGTTGGGTAGTCATGTGGGATGGCTGGTTCAGACTTCAGGATATGGTTGAGGGTTACCTGGTGATGAAGTCTCTTGATCAGGAGATCTGATCAAGAGACAGGTATTAACAGGGGCCTGTGTATGAACTATTTACAAATAACTCACAAGTTAACTCTAAAACGGAATATCGTCGTCAAAGTCCATTGGAGGTTCGTTATTGGCGCTGCTCTGAGGTTTGCCGCCACCGCTGTATTGCTGGTGGTTTTGAGGTTGGTTTGATTGCCCCCAGCCATTTGAGGACTGTGAATCGTCGCGGCGGGCGCCGATCATTTGCATAGTTCCGCCCTGGCTGACGATAATTTCCGTCGTGTAACGTTCTACACCGGCGTCATCTGTCCACTTACGGGTTTTAAGTTTCCCTTCGATGTAGACCTGAGAACCTTTTCGTAAATACTCACTCGCAATTTCAGCAAGTTTCCCGAACAAAACGACTCTATGCCATTCTGTTTGCTCTTTCTGTTGGCCCGTTTGCTTGTCGCGCCATGATTCATTCGTTGCGATGCTGAGTCTTCCGACCGCTCCGCCATTTGGTATATACCTGATCTCCGGGTCTTGCCCCAGGGTACCAATCAGGATGACTTTGTTTACACCGCGTTGTGCCACTTATCTTACCTAATAAAATAAATTAATTAGAGCAATAATGTATATCTTTGAAACGTAGCTAACAAGTGATTTGCATTATCCTGTGCCTTCTAAAGGGATCGAGTCAGTCGGTATTGGCTGTGAATGGGTGTTTGTCCTGGAGCGTAAAAAATTCGCTTATGAGGTCTTTATGAAGGGAAAAACAGCCGCAGGAGGCGGTGCAATTTGCGCTATCGCGGTGATGATTACCATCGTGATGGGTAATGGCAATGTGCGAACCAACCAGGCGGGGCTTGAGCTGATTGGTAACGCTGAAGGTTGCCGACGTGATCCATACATGTGCCCGGCGGGGGTATGGACTGACGGGATCGGTAATACACACGGGGTAACGCCGGGTGTGCGAAAAACCGACCAGCAAATCGCCGCTGATTGGGAAAAGAATATCCTGATCGCTGAACGCTGTATTAATCAGCACTTCCGGGGCAAAGACATGCCCGATAATGCCTTCAGTGCAATGACAAGCGCGGCATTCAATATGGGATGCAATAGCTTACGGACCTACTACAGCAAAGCGCGAGGCATGCGAGTAGAAACGTCCATCCACAAGTGGGCGCAGAAAGGGGAATGGGTGAATATGTGTAACCATCTCCCTGATTTCGTGAACAGTAACGGCGTGCCCCTGCGAGGTTTAAAGATTCGCCGTGAAAAAGAACGCCAGCTTTGCCTGACGGGGCTTGTCAATGAATAAACTCCGGCAGCTCCGCCGACTTTCGACAATGAAGTTATCGCTGGCGGCGATAGTTTTTGACTCGATTTTCATGGCGGTATATGTGCTCAATGAGACGTGGCCACTGGAACCGCTATTGTATGCCGGGCTTCGGCTGTGCCTGACATTTTTGAGCATGGCTGCGAGATTGATGCAGCAGAAAGAAACCGCTTCAGATTGTCCACGCCGCGCGGTGCGCAAATATATGGCACGAAGGCGATAATAGTTAACGAGAACCCCGGCAGCTGCCGGGGTTATTTTTGGTGGTTATTTAAACGGATTGATTGAATTATTAAACGTGATGATGCTTGTCTCACGCGGTGCCTGGACGTTAGCCGCTTGCGGAACCTCCTTAATTTTCTTGGTGACAGGCAAGTTGCGTGCGCCAACTTTGATCAGAGATTCGAAAAGTGTGGCAACGATTTTTGCATCACCAGGTTCTTTGAGGCGGAATGCGTCTTTTTGGGCGGCGGAGACGAAGATCGGGAGGTTATCCAGTTCGTCTTGCATTGCTGCCAGCACATCGTCGCGGATACCCGCTGTTTCCTCCAGCAAAGCGATTCGCGCTTCAGCATCTGCGATCTTGGCCATTGCTTCGAGGTGGCGGCCCTGGCTTTCGAGTAGTGCAGTTTCCAGTTCTGCCGTACGCTCTGTCGCCTCCACCATCATTTCCAGTTCAGCCATTTTGCCGTAATGGGATATAACGGCCTGCACTGACTCGTCGGAGTACCCATGCGCCGCCAGGGACTCTGCCAGTAAAGATTTAGAATCCGCGCTTTCAAACATTCCGGCGCTGGCAGGATGATCCAGACTGATATAGTTCGGCGTTGTCACATAATCCACACCATGGAAGCTGGTGGTTACAGCGATTTTCCCGGACTCACGCCCGCCAGTGGCCCAGCTCCAGCCACCAGCTCGGCTTTCGATCATCGCGGCGACAATTTTACCCGGCTCTGTGTTAAGAATTTCCTGTGTATGGGTAACGATGCCGTTGTCGTCAACGGATATAGCTACTGTGCGGCAAGCTGGAACATTGTCGATAACGACCGGGCGACCTTCCACCATGATCACGCTGGTTTCTGGTACTTCCAGTTTGCCGGTCAGCTGTCGGCGACCGTGACCGTAATAGCCGAAAAGCTCACCAAGGCGTAAACCTTCCTGAGTTTCCTTGCTTTCAAGCATGGTCTTTACCGCGCTTAATACATACTGTCGCCCGTTCTGGCGACCTTTTCTAGCATTACTATAGAGACAAAAGCGGTCAGTGACCGTTTTCAAAACATCAGTCATTCTCGTTTCCCTCTTTAAAGACCGATTCAAGGATTTGCGCCAGTTCCTGTGGCGGTGTTTTGATGATGGAATCCATCAGGTGATCGTCGTCCTCGCTTTTCGCTTTCAGTTCGTTCACCAGTGCTTCAGAGATTTTTTCGTCAATCTCCAGCACATCGCTGAACAGGTAACGTTTGAATGCATCGGAATTGGCGAGGACGCTGTTATTGCTGACGGCATCGAGGATTTGCGTAACGATGGTGGCGTAGTTCGCCTGCGAGTCGCGGTTTTCGTTGTGCTCTTGTTGCAGAGCGGTATTAACGGAGTGGAATTCGATTTTGTACGGGCGATCACCTTCCGGGTATACCTTGCCGTACTTGAAAGCAAGATGAATATCGATAGCCCGCTGAATGAACTCTTCTACGCCCTGCTGGATCCATGAGGCGCGCATGGCGGCCTGAATTGCCGTGCGCAGGAATCCACCTTCACCAAGCCCGCCGGACATTTGATCTGCCCACCCCAGGAGGGTGTAATCGAGGCCAAGTGCTGCCGCCAGCTGGCGCATATAGGTGAGAATGTCTTCAATGCCGTTGATGTCAGCCTGGATGGTCTGAGTATCAATAGTCATCTGTCCCTTGCCGTCGCCCATAATAGGCAGCAGGGTATTGGTCACCGTAGGCATGTTATTCGCGCCGCGTGCGCGCTTTTCCATCAGGTCAGCTGCTCGTTTAAGCGTCTGAGTAATGGTGCGCGAATAATCGGCTGCTTTTACCGGATCCAGACTATTCATCGCCAGGCCGATGATTCGGTCAATTTTCGACGCATTAAAACGCGTTGCCTTCAGTGAGCGGATCGCCGAACGCAGATTCATGTACGGCTCGTAGGCGTATTCGAGCAAGCTGGTCCCGTAATTCTGGGTTTCAATCGGCGTGCGCTCTTCCGGATTATCCAGCAAGCTGTATGCTTTATGGCCAGTGTGCACAGGCATAAGGTTTGACTTAGGCCGCCAGTAGGGGATTTTCATAGGGATAATGGCCCACGGATCGGCGAAAACCATTTTCCCTGACGCGTCCTTCAGATAATCGCCGCTAAATCCCGCCAGGTTACCGCTGACCTCGAACTCTTTGATGAAGCCCGGAAGGGTGTAATAGGAGCACTCAAAAGACGTGATCCCTATGCCTTCTTTGGCGTATGGCCTGACATAAGCCACCCCAAATACAGACATGATAAATGCCCACCCGGCGACCTCTTTGTTGATGGTTCGCCCGATGTCGTTCATCAGCTCGTCACACAACCCCTGCGCGGCGTCATAGTCACTATCGTTTCCGTTGTGTACCGGCACGATAGAGAAGGTTTGTCCGGTCTTCTTATCGAAAGAGAGCGCGTGCGTAATATGGATGTTCAGAGCGGTGGCGATCGTGCTGTAAACCGCCATTTCTTCGAGTAGCGGATAGCGTTGCAAGCGGTCTTCCGGCAGTTGAACTTCATCAAAGATAAAGCGACTCCCATCCACCAGCCCATCACCAGCCATGCCACTATCGCCCGGTTTGCCGCCTAAGAAGCCGGACAGTTGTACCGGTGCCCCTGCGCGAGAAAACAAATACCCACTTCCGCCGTGCACAGCCAGCGCGGACAGGAGGATGTTGTCCCGTTCTCCGTTGTCTTTAAAAACCCCCGCCAGCGCCTTCCTGACCGAGGATAGCGTGATTTTATTGTCTGCCAAGATTGCACCTTAATTAGAATAATTCGCATCGTGTTTGAACGGAAATTTAACACTAGTCACTTGTTAAGGATTACCAATGAACAAGCTATCTATGGGGGTGTTTCGCTGTTCAAGTGTCAGCGAAATATTGAAATACATTAGTGCAATAACATCTCACCGAGCGCCGATTAGATACGGCGTGGAAAAGGTGGAAGGCAAAAGCTATGACCGACTACGCCGGGAGGCGAATCAGAAGGCGATAGATTTGCTTAATTCGCTGGTGGACGGCGCGACACTGACAGATGAACAGCGCCAGATCCTGGCTGGGTACACCGGCGAAGGCGGCATTGGCGGGTCCGTCTCCGAATATTACACACCAAAGCCGATCGCTGAAGGTGTCTGGGAGATCATGAAGCTCTACGGCGCGGACGTAGGTAACACTCTGGAACCATCGGCGGGAACCGGCGTTTTTAATGAGACAAAACCGGTTGGTACGGTGATGACCGCGACTGAGATCAGCAGTGTTTCCGGTCGTATAAACCAGCTGTTGCACCCGGAAGACAGCGTACAGATTTCTCCGTTCGAACAACTGGCTGTAAGCACGCCTAACGATTCATTCGACCATGTTGTGGGTAACGTTCCGTTCGGTGGTCGTGATAACACACGCAACATCGATAAGCCTTACGCAGAAGAAACGGACATGGGTTCTTACTTCATGCTCCGCATGCTGGACAAGATAAAGCCAGGCGGATTCATGTGCGTGATTGTGCCGCCGTCCATTGTTTCAGGTTCAAACATGAAGCGGTTACGCCTGCGCCTATCACGGAAAGCTGAATTTCTTGGTGCCCACCGCTTGCCTACCGGTACTTTTGACGCAAACGGGACCAGTACAGTTGTTGATGTGGTGCTGATGCGCAAACATCCGGCAGAGATGGCTGAGAAAATCCCCCTGGTGGATGAAAGCACTCTCGAATCGGCAAATGTGCTTTGGCCAACGTTTATTTCTGGCAAGTGGTTTGAAAAGGACGGCCGCCGGTTTGTTCATGGCACCCAGGAAAAGGGCTTCCAGGGGCGTATTGAGGTTCGTGCCGACGGTCAGATTGATAACCAGGCTCTTAAAGCGAAGCTGATTCATCGTTTCGAAAGCCGTATCGACTGGTCTTTGCTCGATATGGCTGAACCGTCACCGACCGCAGACGTTGTTGGTGAAGGGGAAATGCGCCTGATTAATGGCGTATGGCAAAAATATGCTGGTGGTCGCTGGATTGAAGCTGATGCCGGGAAGGAACTTAAGATCGATGCTGCCAGTTATGGCGCGGATAGCTGGGAGGCTCTTCAGCGTAACCTGACTACAACAGAAGGCCGTCTCGGCATGACATTTACCCAGATGGCAAATGTCCGCGATAAGTACACCACATCAATCAGCGACGATATGGTGCAGCTGGTGGACTGGATTAACAGCCAGCCTGAAAAATACCGTGAACGCTTGTATCGCGGGGCGATGATTGGCCGGATGTTAATTGAATATCAGGACATGAAGGCCGCCGGGCATAGTGCTGAACAAATCGAACAGCAGCGCCTTTCTCTGGTATCCCGTTTGCAGGCAGAGATTGACCGTTTTGGTAACCCCGGTCGCGGTCCGATAGCGAAATTGTCGGGGAGCGGTGCGCGCGCCTGGTTTGCTTTCCGTGGTGCAATTAAGCTGGATGGCACTATTTCTGACGAGCTGACAGGGAAGCTGGTTACGCATGATTCCAGCGCAAGTTATGACTCCACCAGCTATCAGGACACCCTGCGTTATCTCTATAGCGATCTCACCCGCGATCCAATCCAGCTCGATGATTTCCGCCTTGCGTTTACCGGCGAACTGCCAGCCAGTGATGAAGAGTTGCTTAATTTATTGGCCAGCACCCCTGGTATTGCGGTTTCACCGTATGGCGGGATTGTTCCGTTCGCCCGCGCCACCAGCGGCGACATTAACGAGATAGTGGCTCCAAAACAGGAATTCCTCGCCACACTCCCCGACGGTCCAGTAAAGAACAACGTCCTTAATCAGCTGGCAGCTATCGAAGAGAAGCGCATCAAGACGCCAGCAGAGAATATCCGGTTTAAGCTCAATAGCCGTTGGTTCGACCGTTCCGTCATTCTGGAATTTTTGCAGGAAAACGGCTATCCGGATCTGCGCTATGTGCAGTCAGTGCAGCTGGAAGGCGACGAAATGGTTTCTGACACCTATCACGGTGGTGATGGTCTGTTCGTCGGGCACCGATACGGTGTCGTCCAGCGCAAGGATAAAGAAACAGGTGAGATTCGCTACGAGTGGGACCGTAAATCAGGTGAAAACGCGACCGGGTTCCCGGCACAGCTGGAAAAGTATCTCAATGGTGCGCGTATCGGTGGCAAAGATAGCGCGACGGCGAACGGCTACCGCGAGCAGATGGCACTGCTTGAGGACCAGTTCAATAAGTGGATCAAGACGCACGATCGCTACGATGAGCTGGTTGCCAAATACAACGATGTGTTCAATAGCAATATCCCGTATGAACACTCTGGCGATCCGCTTGGGTTGAAGGGATTAAGCGGTAAGCGCCAGCCATTTGATTACCAGAATAGCGAGGTGCGCCGACTGTCCGAAGATGGGCGCGGCATCCTAGGCTTCGGCACCGGGCTGGGTAAAACCACGACCGCGCTGGCGCTTGAGGCGTTCAACTATGAGAACGGTCGCTCCACCCGTACTGCGTATGTAGTGCCTAAATCAGTGCTGGAAAATTGGTATTACGAAGCAAAAGAATTCCTGAGTGAAGAGGCATTCAGTAACTACTTGTTCGTCGGTCTTGATGTGCTGATGGATGGCGATCAGATTCGCCAGGTGCCGGTGCTCAATGAGAACGGTAAACCTGTTCTTGGTACTGATGGCACTCCAGTTATGCGCGATGCTCTTAAGCTGGCAGATGAAGCCACTATCACGGCGCGGATGAACGCGATCCCGCACTCAAATTACCGTGCAGTCGTGTTTACCAAAGAACAATACGCCCGCATTCCGCTACGTGATGACACCGTAGATGAGCATGCACAAGACATGCTTTATGACTTCGTTGCCGCCGGGCGCGTAGCCAGCGCAATGGACTCCGACTCCCACCGCAAAGAGGCGGCGCGTCGCCGGGTATTGTCGGAGTATTCAGATACCGGTACCGAAAAAGCAGAGAAGTATCCGTACTTTGAGGATATGGGCTTCGACAGCGTGATTGCTGACGAAGGCCACAACTACCGCAATAGCTATAAAAATGGTCGCGAAGCGTCACAGCTGGCCTATCTGCCCACCAGCGCGGTGGCGCAATCGGCGCGAGATATGGCAATCAAAAACGCGTACTTGATGAAAAAGAATGGCGGGCGCGGACCGGTTCTCCTGACTGCAACACCAGTCGTTAACACCCCGATCGATGCATACAACATGCTTTCTCATGTTCTGCCGAAGGAATACTGGCAGAAGATGGGGATCTACAGTCCTGATGACTTCGTAAAATTCTTCGGCAAGACCAGGCTGGAAACGGTACAGAAAATCAGCGGCGAAGTTGAAGAAAAAATGGCGCTGGTGGGTTTTGAAAACCTTGATGCGCTGCGCGGCATATTCCATCGCTGGACAACGCTTAAAACAGCGGAAGACGTTAAGGATACCGTGGAGATCCCGGAACTGGACGAACACCAGCAGGATGCACCACTTACTGAAGAACAACTGGCGGCGTATGAAGAATTGCGTCAGCAGGCGGAAGCGGCGGCCAAAGCCAACAATGGTGTAACGACCTCGGTCAATGAAGACGGCGTGATTGAGCACGAGAAAGCCCGTCCGATCTTCTCAATAATCAGGGATATGGACCGCGTATGTACTGACATGGACCTGTACTATCGCCGGATCACCTATCGTTTCCTGCCGGAGTACGCCGATGCGGTGCAGCAGCTGGCAGACAGTTTGCCTAAACAAGCCACCAGCGAAGACGACGACAGTGATGATTCAATCACGCAGCAATCGCAATACTCCCTGATAGATAAGGGCGAGTTTATTCAGTTGCAGGTTCCGGAAGCGTTCGAGCAGGAAGTGAATAAGCGCCTGGCCAGGTTTGGCATTGACGAACAGACCGTAACTCACCCCGTTACGCCCAAATACGCGAAGCTGATTGCCACGCTGAAGGAGTTTTTCCCGGAAGGGAAGCAAATCATCTTCACCGATGAAAAAACGCAGCACCAGAAGCTCAAGCGCATTATCTGCAATGCTCTTAACCTTGAACCTTCAAAGGTGGGGATACTGAATGCTCAGACGGTTGCCGAGGCAGGTAAAACCGGTAAGAAACTGAAAGCGGTTAAACCGCCGAAAGAGTTACCGGATGAACCAACAGATGCACAGATAGCGAAATACAACGAGCAAATGGCTCTGTATGACGCCTATATCGCGCAGCAAAATGAAATGTCGTTGGGCGGTCTGGAAAAGATTGCAGCCGACTTCCAGGAGGGCCGGACTCCGATCATCATCTGCAACAAAAAGGCAGAGGTGGGTATCAACCTGCATCGAGGAACGACTGACATCCATCATCTGACGTTGCCATGGACTCCAGCCAGTATTGCGCAACGAAACGGTCGCGGTGCCCGAGTTGGCTCCAACCGTGCAAGCGTTCGCGTTCACTACTACTGCGGCAAGGGTTCTTTCGATGAATACCGACTGAAGACGCTGAAGCGTAAAGCAGGCTGGATCTCCGATATCCTCCGTTCAGATAAGTCAGAAATGGAGAACGCCGACGCCAACGATATGATCGAAATGCAGATGTATACCGCTAAGGATGATGGCGAACGTCTGGCAATGATGCAGGTTCAAATGGATAAGGCGAAAGCCGCGCAACGCGCTCGCCAGAAAGAACAGGCTACTATCGACCTTCAGAACTACATCAAGGCGCAGCACGCAGCTGGTGAGGATGTGGAGGTGCTTACCGCTGAATTAGAGCGAAGCAAAGCGGAACTTGAAAAGACCACCGCCGACGTCGCCAAATTCAAACAGGCGGTAATGGCCAAAGCAGCTGATAACGCAGACTGGAAAGCCCGCTGGGGTAGCGTCCATCACACAGACCGTACGTTGTTAGCACAGTATCGCGCGTCGTTGAAAAGCGCCATTCAGCGCAAGGCTAATATCTCTCAGGCCATCTCCCGCTATGAGAAATTATTGAACCGTACTCAGAAGGCCGCGACGGATATCAAACGCCTGCGCCCGCTGGTGGAGGATGCAATAAATAAAGGCATTCTGGATGTTGATCCTGATCTGGTTAACCATGCGAATGAGTTCCTTGTTATCGGCGATCGCTCATGGCGTGTAGGCCAATACTATGATTGTGCCGGTGATATCGTTCGCATTAAGTCGCTGGACTTCGACAGCCAGCGCGCAGACGTGGAGATCATCTTTACCTTCAAAGGCACCAAATCGGGTAACTGGGATGTGAAGACGCTGGATAAACAGGTTGATGTAACTCCCGATGAAGATGCTGTTATGCAGAAAATCAGTGGTGGCGTCTCCATCGCCGGGATTAACGACATCATTTCCTGTGACGATTTCTACCGTTTCCAGCAGCGCGGCATGATCAAAATCACTGACTCATACGGCGTTCAGACTACAGAGTCAGGCTATAGCATCGATTTTGTTGGTACCTATACGGACCCACTGAAGCATGCGGTTTACCCGGATCGCCGTGACGGCGCGCTGAAGTCGTCAATTGCAAAATGGGTGCTTGGTACTGAGAGATCCCCTCATAATTTCCCCAAAACGTAACCATGTGTGAATAGATTTTGAGTAAGCAGGGTTGCAGCCACGAGTGAGTCTTCCCTTGTTATTGTGTAGCCAGAATGCCGCAAAACTTCCATGCCTAAGCGAACTGTTGAGAGTACGTTTCGATTTCTGACTGTGTTAGCCTGGAAGTGCTTGTCCCAACCTTGTTTCTGAGCATGAACGCCCGCAAGCCAGCATGTTAGTTGAAGCATCAGGGCGATTAGCAGCATGATATCAAAACGCTCTGAGCTGCTCGTTCGGCTATGGCGTAGGCCTAGTCCGTAGGCAGGACTTTTCAAGTCTCGGAAGGTTTCTTCAATCTGCATTCGCTTCGAATAGATATTAACAAGTTGTTTGGGTGTTCGAATTTCAACAGGTAAGTTAGTTGCTAGAACCCATGGCTCCTTTGCCGACGCTGAGTAGATTTTAGGTGACGGGTGGTGACAATGAGTCCGTGTCGAGCGCTGATTTTTTCGGCCTTTAGAGCGAGATTTATACAATAGAATTTGGCATGAGATTGGATTGCTTTTAGTCAGCCTCTTATAGCCTAAAGTCTTTGAGTGACTAGATGACATATCATGTAAGTTGCTGATAGGTTTCCAGTTTTCCGCTCCTAGGTCTGCATATTGTACTTTTCCTCTTACTCGACTTAACCAGTACCAACCCAGCTTCTCAACGGATTTATACCATGGCACTTTAAAGCCAGCATCACTGACAATGAGCGGTGTGGTGTTACTCGGTAGAATGCTCGCAAGGTCGGCTAGAAATTGGTCATGAGCTTCTTTGAACATTGCTCTGAAAGCGGGAACGCTTTCTCATAAAGAGTAACAGAACGACCGTGTAGTGCGACTGAAGCTCGCAATACCATAAGCCGTTTTGCTCACGGATATCAGACCAGTCAACAAGTACAATGGGCATCGTATTGCCCGAACAGATAAAGCTAGCATGCCAACGGTATACAGCGAGTCGCTCTTTGTGGAGGTGACGATTACCTAACAATCGGTCGATTCGTTTGATGTTATGTTTTGTTCTCGCTTTGGTTGGCAGGTTACGGCCAAGTTCGGTAAGAGTGAGAGTTTTACAGTCAAGTAATGCGTGGCAAGCCAACGTTAAGCTGTTGAGTCGTTTTAAGTGTAATTCGGGGCAGAATTGGTAAAGAGAGTCGTGTAAAATATCGAGTTCGCACATTTTGTTGTCTGATTATTGATTTTTGGCGAAACCATTTGATCATATGACAAGATGTGTATCTACCTTAACTTAATGATTTTGATAAAAATCATTAGGGGATTCATCAGGCGTAGCG